GAAAAACCTAAGATATTATCCATACTACGGTAGAGGGTTTGTTCAGTTAACTTGGGAAAAAAACTATAAAAAGTATTCCGATATTCTTGGTAAAGATCTAGTTAAGAATCCAGATTTAGTTTTAGACCCTCAAGTATCTGCATTTATTCTAGTTCATGGCATGATCAACGGAATCTTTACTGGTAAGAAATTATCCGATTATATTACAGATAATAACGCTGACTATGTTAATGCTAGAAAGATTATAAATCCTGGAGAAAGTCTTAGTAAGTTTAAAGAGGTTGCTAAACTTGCAGAGATGTTCTACAAAGAGATTAAAGATAAAAATTTACTTGGAAAAACTCCTAATAATTTTGTCAAGGAGCTCCAGGAACTGATTAACCGATACTCTGATACTCCCATCCCTGTCGATGGATTTTATAGTCCCAAAATAAACGATTTCTTAAGGAAGCTAGTATGAGATTTTGTTGTCAGTTAGATGTACGTGTAGATGCAGATGGTGAAGACAGAGAGTTACTTGTAGACTTAGCTTATATCTCGGATGTGCTTGGTACTGTAATTGTGGTACCTAAAGGGTTTAGAACTGATTATGCCAGTGTTCCTAGAATCCTTTGGAGTATTCTTCCTCCTTCAGGTAAGTATACTAAGGCTGCTGTAGTGCACGATTATCTTTGTGTTACTAAGATTTGTCCTAGAGATAAAGCAGATAAAGTTTTCTTAGAGGCTATGGAAGATTTAGGAGTAAGTCCTGTAGTTAGACATATTATGTATGCTGGAGTAAGAGTAGGCAGTCTACTATGAAGATAGAGATTCCTGTTTGTAAAGTGTGTGGAAAACAAGCATGTCAATGTTTGCTTTCTGTTCCAGAGGATAAGAGAATCTGTCCAGAATGTAGGAAGGTAGCTAATGGCAGTAGGAAACAAAAAAAGTAAGGCTCTAGTAGGTACTACTACTCTTACTGAAAACCAGAAAGAAGTTCTAGAGTCTTATGTTAAACATAGATCTATCGAAAGAGTAGCTAGAGAGCTGGATAAAAACCCAGGTGAAGTTCTAAATACTTATAGGTCTAAGTCTTTTCAGTTAGCCTTAAAAGAATATAACGATTCTATTTTAGATACTATAGACTATAATCCTGCTGTGATTATAGATCAACTCTGGCAGACTTATGGACAAGAGGGTATTAGCCATAAAGATAAGATTAATATCCTTACTCTCTTAGGAAAACATATTGGTATGTGGTCTCCTAAGGTTCCTACAGAAGGAGATGGTAAACCTAGTATTCAATATAATATAGTGAATTACCACGGGATTAGTGCAGAGATAGAGAAGAACGAAAAAGAGGTAAAGCCTCTTATCGAGTCTAGTAGTGTTCCAGAAGGTTTTGAGGTTACTATTTATGATTAAGTATTTTATTCCTGTTGTACTTGCTCTTTCTATTGTAGGTTGTACTACTGTTCCTATGACTCAAGAAGAGCAGAATATGTTGGCTGGTGTTGCAGTAGAGTATGCTCTTGCTAAAGTGAAGGTCAACGATACCGCCGGGTTTCGTGATACCCTTATTCAAGTTAGAGATCTGGTGGCTGCAGTAGATGTAAGTAAAGAAGTTCTAGTTCCTAAAGTGTTCGAGTATATCGATGCTTCTAGTATGAAGCCAGAAGATAAGGCTGCGCTAAAAGCTGTTGCTGTGATTTCTATTAATCATACAGCTATCCCAGAAGTACCATATAGGCAGCAAGTTCTGGATAATCTAAATAGGGCTATCGATTATAAGTGGGTGCAATAATGGTTAAGATTATAACTATTCTAGGTGTGTTTAATAAGCTATGGCCTGTTGCTGTAGAAGTTGCTAAGTACGTAGCTGATGGTAAGATTACTAAGGACGAAATCCTAGAGATTGCAGATTATATCTTAGGAGAGGATCAGGTAATCTATCTATGGAGAAGAGCTAATGCCTAGTTCTCCTGGATATGTAAGGGACTACAAGCAAGAGTATGCTAATTATCAAGGAAAGAAAGAGCAGATCGATAAGAGATCTTCTCGTAATAAAGCTCGTAGAGCTCTGGCTAAGGAAGGCAGAGTAAGACTTGGAGATGGTATGGACGTAGATCATAAGAACACTAACGCTAAAGATAACTCAAAAGATAATCTTAGAGTTAAACCTAAGTCTTCTAATAGATCCTTCCCTAGAAACAAGAAAGCTGGTAAAAAATAATGTTTAAGAAAATTGCTCTCTGTATTGCTCTTCTGACTGCTCCTCTGGTTGCTAGTGCAGACATCTTTAAACTTGGTTGGGACTATCCTGTACCTGATGCTCGGGTCGGTAAGTTTGTAATTGCTTGGGGTGTTAAGTCTATAAACGATGGTGGCACTTATGGTGCTGGTAAGGTAGAGGTTCCTGCAGATGCTAGAGTTGCATCCACTCCTAATCTAGGAAAGGGTGTTTATTTCTTTGCTGTTAAGGCTTGTACTGCAGACGGTACTCTTTGTTCTGCTTGGTCTAATGAGGTTAGTGGTACTGCTCTAGGTCCAATTGGTGCTCCTGCTGGATTCAAACTAGAGTCTATTACTTACACTGCCGAATAATGGCTGAAATAATTTCTATACCATATAAGTACAAGCCCTACCCTCATCAGGTAGACTTGTTTGCTGCCCGAGATAAGGGGATTAAACATCTCCTTACTAGGTGGCATAGACGCTGTGGAAAAGATTTGTCTTTCTGGAACCTTATGATTAGAGAGGCAGTTAAACGCAGAGGCTTGTATTTTTATGTGTTTCCACAACTTAACCAAGGAAAGAAGGCCCTCTTTGAGGGTATGACTAGTGATGGAGATGATTTTATGTCTTTCATTCCTGGTCCTCTGCGAGAAGGAGATCCTAATATTACAGATTTGAAGGTTAAACTTTCAAATGGTTCTATTATTCAAGTAATTGGTACAGATAAATACGATAAGGTTCGTGGTACCAATCCTGTGGGGGTAGTGTTTTCGGAGTTTGCATATCAAGACCCTGGAGCTAGGGCTACCATAAGACCTATCCTTTTGGCTAATGGCGGGTGGGAAGCTATTAACTCTACTCCCTTTGGTAAAAACCATATGTATCAGTTGGAGACTAAGGTTTCTAAGAGAACAGGAGAAGACACTCCTATTGATTACAGGTGGTGGATTTCTGCTAAGACTATAGAAGAAACCTTTAAGCATGATGGTATTACTCCACTCTTTACTAGGGAACAGTATGACAGAGAATTAGAAGATGAGGGATTCACTGAAGAGTTTATGCAGCAGGAGTATTATGTAAGTTATAATGCTAACTCACAAGGGTATTATTATCTAACTTACATGAATCAAGCTAGGGAAGAGGGGCGTATTGGTAGTTTTCCTTGGGTTCCAGATGCTCCTGTATATACTTATTGGGATATTGGTGTAGGAGATTCTACTGCTATCTGGTTTATGCAATGGGTTGAACAGAAACCTAGAATTATCGATTTCTATTCTACCTTTTCTGTTGGTATGGACCACTATGCATCCATTCTCCTAAACGGTAAAAGAGCTAGATATGCCTATAAAATGCATATTTTTCCTCATGATATGATTAATACCGAATTTGGAACTGGTAGAACAAGACTAGAGATTGCTGAAGAGTTCTTTGGTAGAGATAAAGTAGATATGGGGCCTAAGTTAGGCTTTGAGGATGGTATCCAAGCTTCCAGAAGTTTCATTCAGAAGTGTTACTTTGATGAAAACGAAGAAACAGAAAAGGGAATTAATGCTCTAGAAAACTATATGAGAGAATATAATGAGGAGAAGAGAGAGTTTTCTCCCAGACCAAAGCATAACTGGGCCTCGCACCCAGCAGATGCTTTTAGATATATGGCTGTTCATGCTGAAAGGCCACAAGAAAAAACATACAGGGCTAAGAAACTTAGAGAGTTTCGTAAGAAATTCAATAAGAAAAGTTGGTTAACGGCTTAAGAGATAAAATATGGCAGCTTTAGAAAAAGTTCTTGAGAATAAACAGAAACTAGATAGAATCTGGACTCATTATAATCGTGCTCTTGAATTGGGACATGACGATTACTGTAAAAGAGCTAGATATCTTGAGAATATGTATCTTGGTGGTGGTAGACAGTGGTGGTCTGAGACTGAAACTGTAGAAGAACTAGAAGGTGCAGGTAAGCCTGTTCTAGAACTTAATCTTATTGGTGCAGATATTCGTAGACTTAAGGGTTATCAGACTCAATCTAGAATGAATATCTCATATGAACCTCGGGGTGAGGGTGCAGATATGCAGATCTCCGAGATTCTCTCTAAGATTGCATTATTTGAGTTGGATCAAAACCGATTTCCTTGGGTAGAGTCTCAGGTATTTGAGGATGGTATCGTACAACAGAGAGGTTACTTCGATATCCGTATGGATTACGAAGAGGACCTTAAAGGA